AAAAGAATCAGAAGAACCTAAAGAAAACCAAGAGTAACCATCTACATTAGTCTGAACTTGTTTATCTGGTAAAGAAACAACAGACTCAGAACCAAATTGAGCAGTAGGCAAAACACCATTCAAATAATCCAAAGGAAGATTGCTAAAGCGCAAATCCAAAAAATTCAAACGGTTGGCATTCTTACCAGAAGTGAAGTTAACCTGCTCAAGCTGAGTAGACAAATCCATAGAACTAGATGGAGTTACATAATCAACATTACATAATGATGCATCATAACCCTGCCACTGTCGGAACTGATAATGGTCATTACAAATCTTCTGGTAAGCGAGAAGACGGAAAACAGACACATTAGGAAGATGAGTCATACCAGTAACAGTTTTATCATTAAAATCTTTGTAAGTCATAACCTGATAATCGAAACGACCATAACCAAGAAGCTGAAGAAGCTTAGAGGATGCAGCCCAACGATATTCACCGTTATTATCAAAAACAGAATTTTTAAAATCATCCAAAAAAGATGTACCGAGCTTAGATTTGGCAGCTTGACCCATCTTGTACAAATATTTGTGCAAGGCAGAGTAAGCAACATAAGGCATGCCAGTAGTAACCTTTTCATTAGCAAAAGGAGAAGTAGCAATGCGTGAAACATCTTGACCAGAAGCCGAAGAAGTCATATTCAATACTTGAGTATTGAAATACTTCCAAAGCTGAGAGTAAGGGACAAAAAAGAACTGAACATTCTCACGAAGACGTGTAAAAGCAGCAGTCTGCAAAGGTGCAGTTCGAGTAAAATAACTTGAATCGATACGAATAGAATCGCCAGGATTCAATTCGAAAACGGCGCAAGGAAGCAGTTCACCAATTTTAGCGGTGAACAAATTGCGGGCTGAAACATCAAAAGAGTTTCGAGACGGCTTGTTTTTCAAACCGTGCAAACCCATAATATCGGAACGATTTGCCATAAAAAAATAATTAAATATTAAATATTAAACTTATAACGGTCTGCAATCTGTTTATGTTTAATCCGAGAACGGAATTTATTTTTAACAGTAAGAGACCAATTCTTAAAATCTATAGATGTGGCAGAAAAAGTATCAAAATCGATTAAAGAATCGTAATAAGCAGAAGCAAAATGCGAATCCAATTCACACAATGATAAATTATCAACCAATCGAGAATAATCAAGCCAATGATAATAAGACTTGTAAATATCAAAATAATCACGCAAACCAAAACCTAAAGAATCAGCAGCGGAAACAAAACGCTTAGAAGCGTATAAGACAGAGCAAAGCGGAGATAACAGATTTAAATCCGAATGCAGACAAGCCAGACACTGAGGAGCACACAACGAAGCAAGAGAAGCATATTCATTATCTTTATTGAAATACCATGCATTAAAAATATGAGTAGCTAAATTAAGAACAGAACCTAATTGCTCATATCTGGATTTAACGAAATTGTCGGCAAAGAGCGTAAGTTTTCGAAATACAATTCTGTCATCCTCGCAAGCTGAGAAGCTATATCTCGGTAGCAATCGACCGACAATCGACCGCCTAACGGAGTAAGTATACTGCTCACCAGACCAAGAGATAACATTAACTTGTCCGATATGTGTAAAGTCTCTTTCTTGAAAAGACTTTTTAATATCTTCTTTCGAAGAAATCTCTCCAAGATAATTGGAGTGAAACGCTCGTTGAGGAGCAAGCAGTTCAAGCACGTAGGGAAAATCAGAAGGCTTATTAACATACGACGAAACGTAAAAATAGGCTTTTCCGTCGGTCTGTTTAGAATCAATATAACCGAACTTCCAGAGTGAACGTAAAAAAACAGGGGTCTGAATAGGTCGGGATTTTGTACCGAATTGCTGCACATTTTCAAAAGCTCGGGCAAGCTGAGACGATGAGTAGAAAAATAAGATATGCCAATGCGGACGCAACGACTGTGTTCCGTATTCACCGATAGCGTAGTAACGTATCTTTTCATTGAAATATTTTGAAACATATTTTCTAAATCTTTTAATAAATAACTGCAAATGCCTATTTACAAGCACCGCAACTTGATTATCTACATAAGTAACATTTCTATTAACCGAAAAATTAGCCTTGAAAAAAGCACGATGTTTATTGTATAAAATCACACTATTACGTAACTCTTCAGTATTAACAACAGTTGGCGTAGAAAAATCTTCGTTAAAATCATAATTTTGCTGCAAATCGACAACTTCACCATCAGAAGCAGAAAATAAACGAGAAACATCCACAACAGGCAAATGAGCTTCGTCATAAGTCAAAGTAACAAAAGAACAATACTTTGACCTATGCTCCTCAAGAGCAAGACGGTTACTCAAGCTATTACGTTTAAGTTCTTGACAAGCAGGACAAGAGCCGCATCCAACCATCTGAACACGACCAAAACAATCTCTAATACTAACAGGCTTAAAACAAGAAACCCAAGGAGTAACGTCACTCATAATCACCGAAGATGTTTAAAAAACCAAGAACCAGAATGAGAAATATGCGTAGTATCGGATACGATAATCGTACCTTTACCAACAGAATCAAACTGACGCTGAACTGTACAACTAGTCATAGCTGATACTCCAAAATAAGTACCAATCAAACCAAGAGCATAAATAAGTACCTTAATAATAATCTTTAAAACTTCTTTATTCATAATTACAAATTATTTAAAATAAAACAAAATAACATAGCTAAAAACACCGTGGAATCGTATCTGCTAAAAAATTAATAAAATTCATATCTTAAACACTTAATAATTAAACCATAGTGAACCAGAAACGACTATCTTTCTGCTGAAAGATACCATTAAACTGAATAACCGCATCATTATTATAAGTATCGTACACTGAATCCATAAAAGAAGAAACTTCATCAGTACGCACTGCATAATGAATAGTATAAACATCACCCAAGACATTAGAAGTTACAATAACCTTAAAATAATCACGCGATTCATTATCAAAGAATTGAGACCGCTCAGAATCAGAAATAACCTTTTCCATAACCTTAACAATTTAAATTAAACATTAAAAATATCAGAAACATAAAGCAACTGATTTCGAGTGCAATATTACAAAAAAAATAGATACATTATAACATAAAGGACGTTATGTTAACAAATATTAGTTGAATTTTACAATGTTTCACGTAAAATGCTATCTATAAAATAGCAAAACGATTAAAGTGCATAAATTAGCACCGACATAAAGAAACTGATACGAATACAGTAAAAACGTTCCTCGCAAACGACCCTTATTAAGTCGGTGTCACTTTAACAGTAGATAAACTAGAGGGAACTGAATCGGTGGAAAGTAAACACCGATTTCGTAATATCTTATATAAATAAGGACTTTGAGATGATAGCTAATGATAGCAGGCGATTAGGGGCGTTGCCCCTATAACCTCACTTCCGGTCATCCGGAAGCGGAAGGAGCGGAAACTACGTTTCCTGTCTTATGGGGCGTTGCCCCAAGCCCCAGTTCCTTTGGCATTGCCCAAAGGAACCGAAAAGCTAGTGTTTTTCATAGTATCAAAGCCTATCGGGAGACTTTGAGATGATAAGCGGTCGGGCTCTACGAGCCGTTCACGACCGAAGCACAAAAGTAAATAACTAATGATAACTAATGATAACTAATGAGTGTGCTAAAATCGGGAAAACAGAAGCAGAATGAAATAAAATAATAAAAATACGTGCGTACAATCTATATATAAATATATATAAACAATACACACGCATAATAAAATTATAATAGTAAAACGACATACCAAAAATGGATTATAAAGTCATTTTACTAATGAAAACCTTTAACCTTTTTAGGAGCACGCATACCTTTGGTAGATTTACCAAAAGCATAAGCACCGGCAGCAGGTAACCAAGAACCATCAATACCAAGCCAACGCCAAAGCTTATTAGCAGGACTTTGAGTATCTTCATACTTCTGCTGAGTCCAACGACTAGAATCATTTGTCGCATCAATAGATAATTGCTGAGTAGCTTTTCTGAAATCATTATCTATCTTAATACCAGACTCATTAGCATAATTAAGAGCAGCAGACGAAACGTACATACGAGCAGCTGCATCAGCCATTCCACGTTGAGCAGCAAATAAAGCAGACTGAGCAATAACATTTGCTAAACCTACTTGTTTTTCGGCAGGAAGCCAAGACAAATTAACCTTAGAAATACGGTTCTGAGTGTCAGCAAGCGCAGCATTCATCGCATCGAGATAAGCGCGATTAGCAAGAGATTGGTTTTGAGCATTGACCAAATCTACACGAGAATCTAAAGAATCTTTTGCATATTGATTTTCAAGCTCTTGATAAACATTCCTAAGCTGAAGATTTTTTGTCTTAGCCTGCAAAGTCTGTAAAAGAAACAAATTTTGCATACGTTGAGCTTCTGTCATCTGACCTGTATAATCAGCTTCTTCGTCAGCTTTACGAGTCTCGGCGTCACGAACAGTCTTTTGAGCATTAATATCCATCTGCTGAGAAATCATCTGAGCAGCAGATGAACCGGCAGAACTGATACCTTGTGCCAAAGTTTCGCCAGAATTAGACATAGATGTAGATGGAACAGAACCAGAAACAGAACCGGCAGAACCATTCATCATCAAATTAGGATTGAGACCTGCTTCTTCAAAACGCTTACGCTGATTTGCAGCAGTATTATAATCTCTATCCATTAAATACATTTTCTCCTGCCAATCACGTTGGGCTTGAGCATTTTTATCCTGCTTCTTAGCACCAAACAAAGAACCAAGAAGACCAGCACCAGCAGTGATTGCAGCAGCACCAATAGTAGCAGACATAAGCAATAAATTAAAATTAAACAAAGCCCCCTAAAAAGGGGGCATAAATTATTCATGATCAGTGTCATCAGAATTATCAGAATCAGAGAACAAAGACAAAATATAATTGTCCAAATTCTGACGAGCAGAAGCAAGCTTCTTCTTTTGCTCAGAATCCTTCATATCTGAAACCTTCTTATCAAAATCATCAATAAATGAAGATAAAGCAGATTTCTTGTCAGAAAGAGACTGCAAATAGCGAGAATCAGTAAAATCCATTTTCTTGAAATCATCAAGAGCAGAAAACTTATCCTTAATCTCCTCTGGCATATCATCCTTAAGCTGAGTAAAACGAGACAAAATACCATCCATAAGAGATTGAGAAAGTCTCATATCGGAAATTCTATTAAGCAACATTACATCAGAATGAATAGAAACACCATCATCACAAAAATCGTGTTGTAAGTCCTCACCAACTGGAGGAACATAACATTTAGTTTTATAATTTCTAATACTCATAATTCACAAATTTAATTAATTAGAATAAGGAAGACCATAACGGCTAAGGTTACGAGTAACATAAGCCATATTAACCATTCCAACATACAATTTATCATCAGAAACAAGATAATTGTTCTGATTAACAAAGATACTGTTACATAAAGACGGTCGACAATTAAAGAGTTCTGGGGCAATCTGCATAGAAGAAAGATTATGACGGCAAATCTCATCAATCATATCAGAAGGAAGACCTGTAACCCAAGAATTCAGAGTAAAGCAAAAATCACCATTATATTTATCGTAATTAGTCTTGTACTCAGAATATCGAGGGGCATAACCGTAGGACTTAATAAAATTTTGGTCATCGACAAAACCTACCCTAACACCATCAAAAGAAGGTGCTTGAACCTCAAAAAGATAATTCTGCTGCATACCAATTGAATCCATTTCAGGGATAACAAAATCAGAAGCATCAGTCTTACAAAGAGAACGGTCAATTCCGATGTGAGCATAATCAAGGACAGGAGTACAACGATAAATGCCCATCACAACACCATAAGTATCGGCAGTAAACTTAATCTTAGAAGAACCATTACCGATAGGAGAAGCTTTATAATCAGCTTGACCGTCACCAGAAAGATTTTGATTAACGATAGGATTAATATCAATCATAGAAGAAGAACCACCAATAAAATAAGATGTATCATCAGCGTGTTTAGGCTTAACACCAAAATGAGCCTCAATCTGAGACGCAAAATCGATATCATTTGCCAACTGAATCTCCTTGTATTTCTGAGCAGCATAAGCCTGACGAAGAGACAAGATAGACAGAGAAAGAGAATCAGCATCTATAATGTGAGAATGCCTAAGAGTATCAGTAGAAACACCAGAAGTAGAAGCAAGACTACCATAACGAGAACTTGAGGGATCTTTAGTAGTGACAACTGGAACACCAGAAGGAAAAGAATCAGAAGAACCTAAAGAAAACCAAGAGTAACCATCTACATTAGTCTGA